CTCGGGACTCGCTCGTATTTCGAAGCGGAAGCCGAGTATTGTTTAAATATGATTAAGAAGGCGGTGGATATCAGTGGGACGCAGAAGAAGGGACTGTTTCTAATGGACGAGCCGATGCACTCGACGCCACCTACCGAAGGAATGGCAACCGCTTATGCGGTTATCGAATACCTAAGCAAATTAAACGGGATAACGCTAATCATCACTACGCATTTTCACAGGTTAGTAAAGTTGGAGGAACTATACCCCGAAAAGTTTATCAATCTGTCGGTGGATGCGATAGCCACTGTCGCGGGCACAAGCAATAACAACAAGCCCCAGTATATCTTTCCTTATAAAATAAAACGCGGATATTCGTATTTGTGTATTGCGATTGAATTATTGGATATAAAGGAGTTTCCTTCCGTAATTATAGAGAACGCGATTAAAATGAAAAACAAAATATGTAATGATTTTAATAAATAATGTATAGTTTTCTTTTTGACCAAACGTATATTAATTTGTTGATATTGGTAATCATTGTATCGCTCGTGATGTTTCTATGGAGAAAACTAATCATACTCGAAGGGAACTTCTTTGTTCTCGAAAAGCGGGTTAATTTGATTAAGAAGGACGCTCGTGAAGATAGTATTTCGCGAAATATCGAGAAGTCGGACGTCATAATGAATGAGATATTTAAGGATTATGCTCCTTCGAATGCGTGTAAGCAATCTATGTATCAAGGCGGTTCCTGTCCTATTCTTGGTGTTGAAAGTTTGGCTCAGTATGTCTTACCCCACCATCCCGATATAGATATCATCACGTTTGCGAATGGCGGTAATATCGTTGTGGATGACGCAACGGACGCTGATGCGGAAGCGGATGCGGCGGATGCGGATGACGCGACTGTTGATGCTACCGAAGCAGGGGACGCAGACGTCGCAGGGGACGCAGGGGATACCCTTGATATCGATAGAATGGTGGATACGATTATAAGTTCGAGTGAAGAATATGGGAAGAAGGTTCGTGAGGATACGGACGGTGATAACGATACGATTTCGGTTAGTTCGGAAATAACCTTTGGCGACGATAAAAGGACGGATGATAAGGCTTTAACAAAGAAATATTCTAAGTTGTCATTGGATAAACTAAGGGAACTCTGTAATCAAAGCACTCTAAATAACGAGGGGACGAAAAACGATTTGATTAAGCGTATTATAGAGGCTAAGAATAGTATATAATATATAATATAATATAATAGAAATAAAAATATTGTATTTGTATAGATATATTAAGAATGAGTTTTAGTTCGTCAAAAGAATTGACTCCTCATTGTCCTATAAAAATGGCGGACGGACGTGCTTTCACCGATTACAGACCTCGTTGTATGGTGAATTCAGAATTATTAGCGGACGTATATAATAATTCGATGGTTCGTAGCAGTTATGAGAGTCGCATGTTTTTACAAGATAACGCCGAGAAATTGATGGAACGCAACCGAACCACTATGTTAGGAAACCTTGCCCCGTGCGCACCTTGTAATCGCCCATTCACCGAACAAGGCACAATGTATCCTCAGCAATACATCGTGAAATGCGATGGTGTCAGTTGCGAGAAGATTGAAGTGAATCCCAATGGACTCGGCACAAGCACTCGCATTTATTAGATATTCTTATATTATTTTTCTTATTCTTATTCATATAAAAAATGACTTCTTAGGTATCCAAACACTATTATGTTATTTCGCGATATCAATACGATTCCAGAGATTAAGAGGTTGTGTAAAACGATTCTCGAAGGGTTTCTGGCGAATCGCGACAATTTCACGATGAACGACGAAAGCAATTTGCTCACCGACTATATAAAGGAAGTGATGGAAAATAAAAGCAATGTAGAAAAGGATAACGTGATGAAATCGATGTGTATATACGACGGAGACGGAGACGACTGCGACAGCGGTAGCGGCTATTATAGGAGTTTGATGGAAAAGATGGGCGACTACTATGACATTACCGAACCGTTGCTAATAATCTGCGACAATATTTGTAAATACCATTATACCGAGTTGTATCCTTGTGGATGGGACGATAATGGCGAGGGTATCTGGGTGCGTCCGTTAGTCGCCGTTGCCACCGCAGCCTCGTAATTCCAAGTATTTATAGCACGAATGTATGTTTTCCCATAACGTATTGTAATAGGTATATTTAATATTGTTTTTTTTACACCAATCTTGGACGATAGGTTTGATTTTGTAATAATGGACGTGTGATATCCGAGGGAATAAATGATGTTCAATTTGATAGTTGAGTCCGCCGTGAAAGAAGCCAAGCATACGCCCTCCAACTGTCGAAGAACTCTCAACCTGTGAAATCGCCCAGTTGTCTGCCGTAGCCGTCGCGGTTGCGTTGTTATTCTTGACACCTTCAAAATTATGAGAAATAATAAAATTGAGTCCCAAGTAGATTCCGCCAACCGCCAAGGATATGCCAATGTGGAGCAGGGTATCGAAGGAAGGGTATCGGTAGAGCGGTAGGACATAAAAGCGGATATAAAAGGCGATTCGTAAGATGATGGCGATTTTCTGCTCGTTGGCGGCGAACGACGAGATTCGATGCGACATGTGATTCATATTCCAGAGGTCGCGGAGTTCCGCGAAATGCCAATTCAACGGCAAGAATAGAAATAGAAACCAGATATATATCTTCTGCCAACTGTGATGTGCCTTATATCGAATATCTTTGTGAAGACGTAGGATATCCGTCGTGATGTCGGGGTCGTGTTCGATAACATTGGTATATGCGTGATGTAGTAAAACGTGATGATGCTTCCATAGGAGCGAACTACCTCCTATCCAATCCTGCGTATAGCCCCATAGCCGATTTATTGTTTCGCGACGAGAGACGGCACCGTGATTCGCGTCGTGTTGAATACATAATCCAATCATCGCCATTAAAAATCCGAGCAAGATTGATTTCATAATCGTATAACCGTATATATAAGTGTGATATTCGACGTATATCTCGGCAATCATAATGGCGATTGCTTTCATCCACCATTCGTTCGTAGCAAATGGATAGGGAACTGCCTTCGCGACACTCGCTTTCAACTCATTAAACAGAGCATTACCGTCCGTTGCTACCGCTGCTACCGCTGCTACCGCTGCTACGCTACTGACTTTGTATTTATCGAGAATATGTGTGCGAATACGATGGTGTGGATGTAGCATATAATAGTGGATTGTAGCGTCTTTGCCTCCAAATATGACGAGACTGTTCGAACCACCCGGATGAACCTTCGAGAACTCGCGTAAATCATAGACGACGCCTTCTAATCGAACTTGATGGTCTGCTATTGCTATCGTATCCGTCATAATAATAACGATACATATAATATTTATGTATAATATTTATAAAAAACATTTATTTAGGGATGGATACGCTTTCCATACTTGACAATCCTTCGCGTCTCCTTATGAATGTTCGATACAGTTCGTCTATCTTCTCGTTTGTTTGTTTAGGCTTTAATAAGGGAAAGTTGCTCTTCACCTTGGGACGCATTTCCTTTACAAACTTTTTATATTCCGCTAATCTCTTCTTCGCCGCTGCGACGATATTCGATTCGGTGGATGAGGCGTGAGGAACTGGCGTATGAACCTTCGCTTTTGCTGGGGCTTTCGGGGCGGCTTTCGGGGCGGCTTTCGCGGCGGCTTTCGTAGCCTGTGGAGACGTAGCGGATATGTAAAACGGTGTGCGATTAATGACGTTGAGTGGGCGTTTCGAAAGGAACATTCCTTTCGGGGCGTATTTTAAAAACTCTTCTAATATACATTCAAAGAGGTAATTCTCAAAGTGTTTTTCGCCGTTCTTTGCGTTGTTCTTCGCGAACTCTTCTGTCAATAAGTTTTGTAAATTATTGTGAATGGCGAATGCGGATTTATGCGTGGCTTCTGGATGTTTATTCGGGTAATCCTTGACGCTATGCGACTTACTATTAAAAAAACTGTGAATGATATTTGTGTAATCGTATGAAATCATTCGGCATTGACTATTGATAAGCCCGGGCAACACCGTCTTCTTATACTCTATAATCGGACTTGCGAATCCATAATCATAAATGATGATGTTGTATTTACACGCCTTTAAGTAATAACTGACGCCGTTAAAGATGTAATGGTAATACCCCTTGTCATTATTGTTCTGAAAGAGGAAGTTTCCGTAATGAGGGTCTCTGTGAATGTATCCAAGAACGTTCTGGAATGTAGCGATAGATATGAACGTCTGTATCAAGATGTTAAACGTCAGTTCGCTATCGTTTATGACATTTCGATTATGAATGAGCGATTTCAGGTCGCCGTCGGCAAGTTCGTTGATACTCACTAATTTCAACTTTTCGGCGATTTGTTTCGTACATACGCAACTTCCGTATATCATAAGGAAATGCCTTGATGTCTTCTGTAAAAGGATTTCGTTCGTTATCTTTGTCATCAGTTTAACTTCTTTTTCGTTGTCGGCACTGTCGGTCATAACCTTTGAGGCGATTGGGTAGATGCCTAAGAAGTCTGGAATACTTGTCAAATAAATCGCTCCAAACTTACTGGGTGTCCCGATTTGTTTTTCGAGATTTATAAGGTTGCGAATCGTGTATCCCTGAACGCCATTAAATACCTTCTTCTCCAAACAGTCATTCGACTTTATACCTGCCACTCGACTTGACACTAATTTATAGGCATTGACGCGGTTGTTTAAATTATTCTTATTTGCGATAAGTTTATCACGAAGGAACTTTTGAATCTTCATAGCCCCTTGATTTTCATAATAATCCTTTGAGAACGCACGAGACTCTGAGCGATACGAAGGTTGTGTGGGCGATGACGACGACTTAGGCAACGGCGACAGCGACAGCGACTTAGGCAGCGGAGACAGCGACTTAGACGGCTTTTTCGCAAGACGTCTTTTTATTGCCGCTTGTAATATCCTGATACGTCTGTTCTTATTTTCAAGGTCTTCCTTGCTACTTTCCTTGGACGGTAGCGGAGACGGCGACAGCGACTTCATCGGCTTTTTCGCAAGACGTCTTTTTATAGCCGCTTGTAATATCCTGATACGTCTGTTCTTATTTTCAATGTCTTCCTTGCTACTTTCCTTGGACTTCGACTTTTGAATGCTCGATATCTTCTTCATCATCTCGCGTATTTTAAAATAATCCGCAGAGCCTTTGCGAGGGATACACCATTTATCGCTACCCTCATTGTATCTACGCAACGCATCCATATACTTCATTTTATATACTATACTATCCTATATATTGCAATGATTATATTTAATATTTATGATTAATAAATATTATCAATTTGAAAAGGAATCGCATTGATGACTTTTGGCGGTCGCGAAGTGATAAACATACCTTTTGGTGCGTATTTTAAAAATATCTCTTCGATGATAAAGGCGAACATAGAGGACGCAAACGAAGAGCATTCGGTGGTGCGTTTATTATATATCTCATATTCTATATTCGTCAATAATAACTTTCTAAACGCATTCATTTTGTCGCTCAGTTTCTTATCAAGAACCGATAATTCATTCCATCCATTGCTACTTTCCTTAATAAACGCATTAATTATTTTCGCATAATCTTTGTAGATTGATATCTTACACTTCGATGCCTCGCTATTGCTCGTATATGTGCCGATGCCCGTTACTGTGTCCGTTACAGTCGTGGTGTTGCGGTCGTAGGTGCTGATTCGTCTCGCAAATCCATAATCATAAATCATAATATTGTATTTACACGCTTTCAAGTAATAACTGACACCGTGAAAGCGGTAATGATAGTATCCCTTTTCGTTGTTTGTCTGATATAGGAAGTTTCCGTAATGCGTGTCGCGATGCACGTGTCCTACGAGGTTGTGAAATGTAGCGATAGAAATGTAGATTTGTATGAAGATGTTAAACATTAATTGGGCGTTTCCGACAACCTCGGGAATATGTATCATCATTTTGATGTCGCCGTCCGCAAGTTCATTTATGTTTATTAATTTTAATTTTTTGGCGATTCGCTTCGAACACACGCTGTCCCCGTAGGTCAAAAGGAAATGCCGAGATAAACCTTGTAAAAGGATTTCCCTCGTTATCATCGACATCATTTTAACCTCATATAGATTATTCATATTATAGGGCATCACCTTTGTGACGATTGGAAAGGTATTCGCTAACGAAGGGATACTCGTCAAATAGATTAGTCCGTATTTACTTTTCGAACCGATTTTTTTATTCAGATTGATAATATCACGAATGGTGTAGCCTGACGTTCCGTCCGCGAACTTCGTTGCTTCCAAGCAATCGTCGTGTCGCAATAAAGACAGTTTGTCTCGAAGATAATGATACTGCTTTATGCGATTTGCCAAGGTATGCTTACGGACGGAGACGACGACGGACGATGGAGCGGTAGCTGCGGCAACCGCTGCGGCATCTTTTGCGAAAACCCGCATACACGATTTGTATGATGGGTCTGCTTTATCACACGCAAATTTATCCTTCATCTATTTACTATATATTATTATATAAATAATAACTATAATATTATAAATTATGCTATGTATGGATGAACTCATCGTATATACCACGAAACCGAGCGTTATGTCATTCGCGGTCGTGGGATATTTTAGTATGATATATGGGCTATTGAACGCGAAGAATCGGGTTTCATATCAACTCAAAGTGCCTATGTTGATATACAACGTTGCCCAGATAGCGTTGAATCTCTATATGGTTTATGGGTTGTCTGCGGTAGTTTCGTATCCAAATATATACGGGATTAATATACCCTATACGAGCGATTTACGGTATTTCGTATATATTCATTATGTATCCAAGTATTTCGATTATTTCGATACGCTCTTCATTATTTTACGCGGGAAAGAGAAGCAGCAGTTGTCGTATCTCCACGTATATCATCATAGCACGATAGGAATCATTTGGGGGTTTCTGTTGTATCGCGGACACGGGAACGGCACCGCATCCTTCGGGTGTTTTATAAACAGCGTGGTTCATTTAATTATGTATAGCCATTATCTATGTACGTCGCTTGGATACCGCAACCCATTGAAGAAATACATTACCCGCACACAATTGGCACAGTTCGCCGTTTGCTTACTTCATTCGCTTGTTGTCATTTGCGTCGAGGATATCGTTCCGCGTAGGTATGCGTTAATCGAATTGGTATATCAAACGAGTATGCTTGTGCTATTTAGCAACTTTTATATCAAGTCTTATAAAAGGATATAAAAATAAGATGCTATATAGATATAGTTTCCTACGAACAAAACCACCACCACAAAAATGCAACAACAAAACCAGCAACAATATCGATACAACAGAAGGGCATCGAACTTCGACGAACTCCGTAGAAACGATGCGACCTCAAAGGCAGGGCTTCGATGGGAGACGGGCGAAGAAGAGAAGGTTCTTTCGATGCGTTTGAATAAGGCTTCCTTTGATGATATTGCGTCCGAACTTAAACGGACTTCGCGTAGTATTCAAACGCGTCTGTATCAATCGGTATGTAAATCAGTAGAGACTGAGAATGAGGATGAATCATCGCTTATCGCAAAGTATGATCTTGACGGTGAAGATTTTCTCCTGTTTAAAACTCAGAGACAAGAGAAACTCAATAAATTTGAGAGTAGAAAGGAAGCTCCATTCAGGAAAGTCAAGCGATTTGACACAGAGAAGTCTCAATATACGACACCTTATGAAAATAAAACGTATAGTTTGAGGAATGATTTGAATACGCTTCGTCAAGAAGTGTATGAACTGCGAAGGATCGTGAATGACATGAAGTGAGTATAGTAAATAGATTAATTATTTTTGTTTTATAAGTAAACCCTAAATAAATATAAATATAAATATAATATAATAGATAGATGTTAAAGGTAAAGAAATATAAAAGACAAAATAAAAAGACAAGAGGAGGTGGTGATAAGATAAAGGAATTGCGATATAGGTTGGGAGTTCATTTACAAAAAATAGACGGAAAATCTCTCAAACAAACACCTTGAAGAATGTGATAAGATAATAGGAACACTAAAATTGACAGATACAGAAAGTTTGCTTAAAATAACATCATTGAAAATACTCGAAACAAAAATACCAGTAGGAAGCATTAGGATTTATAAAGCCATAAGTAAGTTTAAAGATGAAATCATAGAGGAAACATTTGAAACATTTACAGAATTGTTAAAAAAGAATTTAGAAGAAATAAAAAATAACAAACCTCATATGGTAATATCGGATAACACTTTTGAAGATAATACTGAGCAAATAAGTAAGTCTCTAAAACTTAAAAATATATATGACTTAATTGATGTTGAAATGGAAGATATTATAGGTTTAAGAACTAAAATTCCGGCAGGATACATAGTTAGTTTATTGAGATTAAGAAGTGACCTTGAAAAAAAATACAAGGTTCTTCCATTATTGATGAGAACAAAACTTTTTACTTTTTATTTAACTTTTTATGAAGCAAAATATGTGATTGACAGTTTGCGTATTTCAGACCCAAGAAATTTTCTTCATTTTTGCGAAGAAGATATTAACAAGATTGATAATAAAATATTGTCAGAAAAAAAGAAGAAACAATTATGGAGATGGATATTATGGTATATTTTGAATACTGAATTGAATAAAATTTACGACAATGATACTACAAAAAAAATAATAAAGGGGGTGGAAGAATATTCAAGTGAGAATACCCGTTTTACAATAGATAGAGTATATAATTTATTTTCAGAGTCTGTATTGGAAGACGAGATGAAGAATATTATTATAGAATTTGAAGAAAAAAGGAAAAAAAGTACGCTTGGTGATGACGAACCAATAACGATAACGATTTCTAAAACATTTATGGATAAACTACCGGACAATGCGAAAGGCATAATTAAATTAGTACAAATTAATAACGTACTTGAATTTATTAACCTTGATTTAGATAATCTCGAAGTGGAACCCAAAGTATTACAACGAATAAAAGATTTAAAAGACGATTTTGAAACAAAATATATAGACATATTATATATAATCACAAAAGCACAAAGCAATTATAGACAATTCTTAATACTGGAGGATGAGATAAAACAACATTTCATTTCTATTATTAGAAAGAGAATAATTTACCGTCTTCAACTAAGAAGCGTAGAAGATTTAATAAATACAAGTGATGATTTAATAACTAAAAAATTTCCAGATGATGAAAAAAATAGACAAGGTGGGAGAAGAAATGATACTATTATAATAGAACAAAGAAACCGTCTAATAAGATTACGAGATGAACTAAAAGAACTAACAACTAATAATAAGAAATCTACAAAGCGTTCTTCTTCAAGTGGTAGTCGAAAATGACTCAATTAATATTGATGAGTTTCATCAATAGCGAAATTGAACTTAAGAAATTAT